CGCAATCTATTTCGCTTCCGGTGATCACGGAGATCAACGGAATTTACTCTCTGACCGTAGAATCGTGACGGTAAGTGACTACATAAGGCAGAAGTTTCAGCCTTTCGGAACTATTTCGGAGGCTGATCTTCTCGACATTCTTTCCGATGCCGGTATGGAGGCGAACGATGAACTGACGGCTGAAAACAGAAACGAAGTTTCCATCGCTATGACTCGTTTCATCCCGTCACTTTTTCTCCGCCCCCAATCGGTATCGGAAAACGGTTTCTCCGTCTCGTGGGATTTCGATGCACTGAAAGATTATTACCTGTTCATGTGCAAAAAGAATGGAATCGAGCCGGATGCCGGAGCTGCGGGGATAAGCACGATAACCGATATGTCTGACCTTTGGTAATGTATTACTCACCGCACATCCTGCAAATCAGAATAGACCCGGTTATACAGCATGACGAATCGGGCAATCCTTCCGTATTTGGCACGCCGGAATGGAAGACTATAGCGAGGTGCAGGTGCGATGACAAGACTACTAAAGAATTCATTTCAGAGAATGGCCACGTCTATCGCCCTAACTACCATGTGGTATACGAAGGCGAAAGAATCGAAGCAGGTGTTTACGCACGATGCCTCAATGACGACGGGTCGATCAGAGGCGAAGGACAGGTATATCAACCTTCCTCATGCAACTACTTGGGTTACTCGGAAGTATGGATGTGACCTATGACTTTTCGGATATCGACGGTATCATCGATGAATTTATCAACGAGATAATATCTCGGATGGTGGAATTCGGAGAAGAAGCTACGGCGACAGCCGTAAGTCGAGGCCGATACCAAAACATCACGGGTAATCTGAGAAGTTCCATCGGCTACATAATCTCCTATAACGGTCGGGTGGTCCGTGAAGGCGGATTCAAGCAGGTGACCGGACGCGGAGAAAACATGCAGAAGGTGGACTTTACGACCAAACGAGGAAAGTCAGTTGTTTTTTGGGCAAAGGGCCGCTCAGGTGACGGTTCGGAAGGTAGCCAAACGGGAATGGACTTCGCGCGGGCCATAGCCGCCGAATACCCGGAAGGAATCACATTGGTCGTAGTTGCAGGAATGGACTATGCGAGCTTTGTCAACGCAAAAGGATTCGATGTGCTGGATAGTGCAGAAATACAGGTAAGGCAAATGATTGCAGCATGATAACGACGGGAGACATAAAAAGCATTTTGTCAGAAGACCTGAAGAAATACGGGTTCAAGACATATCTGCAAGACACATTCCCCGACGGCGAGATAACTGACGAAAGAATAATTATTCGCTGCGGAGAATTGTCGCCCGGAACTTATTGGGAAAGCTCATATGCTCATCTGAACATCTGCGTGCCCGATCTGTACGGCATGGCCAATACAAGGCGCTTGACCGAGATCGAGCGAATGTTCAAACGCATGAAGAAAACCTTTCGCTTTGACGGTTCTGTCTGCCGATACATGGAGGACGGGACGAGCCAAGAAAAGGATGAAGCCCTTAAGTGTCACTTTGTAAACGTAAGATTATTATTTGAAGTGTTAAACGTAAATTATTAGAACTATGTCTACTACAATTATTGCAACCGGCATCAAGAAGCTGTGGTATGCCGAGACGACGGCGGTAACCGCCAAACTGACCGGTCCCATTCTTGCGACTATCCTTAAAACGGCAAAGGAGATCACGAACGTCCATCAGGACACATGGTCAATCGAGGAAGCAGAACCCTCACTGACCCGATACAAAAATCAGCTTTCAGGCACTAACTACCGTCAATCGGAAGAAAAAGGCGACGTAGTCATGTCATTCACAATCGGGCAGTACGACTATGCTACGAAAAAAGACCTGATGGGCGGTGAACTCATCGACACGGACAAAGGATGGCATAGAGCCAGAGGCGTCGTAAACATCTACAAATGTATGATTGCCCTAACCGAAGACGATCAATACCTCGTGTTCCCGAAAGGAGCAATTGTTGCCCGTGAAGCCAACACAGACGGCGCAATCGGTCTGGCAACAGCGCTGGAACCGGACAATGCCGACGTAAGTCCTGAAACATGGCTAAGGGCCGATGAGGTCACCGAAGCGTCATCACTCAGCACTTTGAGCAGCAAGTAATCATTCATTATGAACCAGAAAAAGGGTAAAGGAGTCAGGGATTCCCTTACCCTTTTATTTCATTAACGACCATGAAAAACGAAGCAGCAAAAATAGTTTCCGAATCTCTTATCGGAGCAAGTTATGTGACCATCACAATGGGCTCGAAAGCGTACACCCTTTATCCGCCGACTATCAAAAGATTGTGCCAAGCGATTCGGCACTTCGCGGCAATAGACATTCAGGGAGAAAGCATATTGGACGCTCTCGGGGAAATGCCGGACGCAACAGAACACATACTAAAAGGTCTTTCCTGCCTCTTGTGCGGGAACGAGAGTCTGGCAGAGGAATTATCGGAAGGTTCTTTCGTCGAAATGAAAATAGCTTTAAAGGAGGCGATCTGTCTGGTCGGAACCGACCCTTTCGAGTGTGCCGCTTTGGCGAGGAGCGTCGCCGAAGTGGCAGCAAAGATGAGGTAATCGGAAACGAAACGATGATGGGACAGATCGCTTCGTTTATGGAAAACCTTCGCTTGTCCTATACGGAAGTATTCGAGATTATCCCCTACCGAAACCTTCTAATCATGCAGAAAGATAAGCTCCATATAGTATACGGCGACAAAGTAAAAAGAATAAGCGGGAAGGAAATGGCCGCTCGCCGAAGCAAGAAAAACTCTAATTAAGATGGCTAAACTTAAATTTGAAACGACGGCTAATTTAAAGCCTATCGACAACCTTCTTACACGTATCAAGGAGTTGGAGCAACATATCGCCTCGCTCAAAAAAGAGATGCGCTCGATCAATGCCGCAGATCCTAAAATAGACCCCTTGCTCAAAGACCTGAAGGCATCTAAAGAGGAAATAAACAACCTGGTAGCGGAAATCAATCGGGTCAAGCAGGCTCAGTTGGACAGACAACACGAGCAGGAACAGGCTGCGGCTCGGGAGAAAGAATCCATCGCCTCGCTGCTGCGGGCCTAGGAAGAATTACGTCAAAAGGTAGCCGATACCGCGAATAAAAGCACCTCGCCAAGTTCCGGAGCGAATAATGCCCCGTCGATCAAAGAGGAAACGCAGGCTTACGATGAGCTTCTCACGAAAATAAGAACCCTATTGGGCAGCCGGGAGGAAACCATTGCCTCAATGCTCAGAGAAGAGAATGCGATTCGTTTGATTAAGAAAGAGCTAAAAGGCTTGCAAAAGCTCGAATCCGACGGCATAAATCTTACGGAAGCCCAAAGACAGCGGAGAATCCAACTGACAAGCTCTCTCGAAGAACACAAGCAATCGGTTTCACAGCTCAAGCAAATACTCGCGAACGAAATAAAATCCGAGCAGGCCGTTCGTGGCTCGATGAATGAGATGTCGCAGTCTTTGGGAACAATGCGCATGTTTTACAGGACCCTGAACGAGGAAGAGCGCAATACTCAATTCGGCCAAGAGATTTTGAAACGCATCCAACTGGTCGATATGAAAATAAAAGAGCTGGACGCATCGATCGGCAATCATCAGCGCAATGTAGGCAATTATGCCTCGCACTGGGACAGCCTCGGGTTTTCAATCCAACAAGTAGCACGGGAGCTTCCCTCTATTTCTTATGGCCTGAATATTTTTTTCGGAGCCATATCCAATAACCTGCCTATTTTGGCTGACGACATCCGGCGGGCGATAGCGAAATATAAAGCCGCTGTAGCTGAAGGGAAAGAGGCTACCCCTGTATGGAAACAGATCGTGAAATCCATCTTCTCATGGCAAACGGCATTGGTAGGCGGAATTACCCTGCTCACCCTTTACGGGAATGAAATCGCCGACTGGGTGGCCGGATTATTCAAGGGTAAGGATGCCATCGATGCGAATGCAGCTTCCATCGAAGTGCTCAACACTCGAATCGAAGCCAATAGAAACGCACTTGACAGTGCCAATAGGGAGTTCGGGTCCCAAATGGGGAATATATCCCGTTTGCGATCCGGATGGGCCAAACTTGGCAATGATATGAATGCCAAGCTAAAATTCGTAAATGACAATAAATCCGGATTTTCTCAACTGGGAGTGTCGGTCAATAGCGTTGCAGATGCTGAAAAAGTATTGATCGGGAATACGGATGCGGTCGTTGCCTCATTAAAGGCCCGAGCTCAAGCGACAGCCTATCAAAACACATTAACCGAGCTCTACGCCAAACAACTGGAGGCCGAGCAAAGACAAGAGGCATACGAAGCTCAAGCAAAAGGACGCAGGTATGTGCCCGGGGTACAAGAAGATGCGAGGAAACGATCTATCTGGATAGCGGCCAGTATGCCCGGCTACATGTCGACAATGGAAGAATTTAGTGTAGAACGTCTGATCGAGCAATTATTAAATGAGGAGACCCAAAAATACGAACATGCAGCCGAAAAGGAGCGATTAATAAAAGAAGGTTATGCGAACCAAATTCAAGAGATAGATAAGCGCATGACCAAATCCTTAAATCAATCGGCTCAAGCGTTAATTGAGGCCGGTCTTACACCATCCGACGACAATGCAACCCAAGCAACTCAAGACAAAATCCTTTCTTATCGGGAATCCCTTGCAAAAGCCCTACGAGCGAATGAGTCTGGACTTCGGAAATCGCTAATTGACATTATGAAAGACGGGCAAAACAAAGAAATTGCTCAGATGGAGGCCGAAACCAAAGAGAAACTTGCTAAAATACAAGAAGATGGACAAAAAATTACTGAAGCATATAAAAAATTAGGAAAGAGTTCGGAACATTACCAAATTGGTCAGAAAATGGTTTCTGAATTTGGTAATGGAAACGTTGATCTACTTACACGTCCGTTGATCGATTCTGCAAAATTAATCGAAAAAGGATGGACGGAAGCGGGAGAGGGGGTTGCTACCTTATTTAGTTCTCAGTTTGGTATTTTAAATCAGGAAGGGGAAAAAGTAGAGATACTTGTTACTCCTATTTTACCCAATGGAGATGTTCTTTCCCCGAGTGAGTTAGAAGATTATGTATATAATGAATTAGAAGGTGTGCCGAACATACTTCAGGCAGATAAAAAAGGTATATTGATATCTTTGGGTGTAAGTGAAGATGGTAAAGCTGGGGAAAATTTGCATTTGGCGCAAGAAAAATATTATAAAGAAGATATAGCGCTTTTTCAGCGATCCCAGAATGTTAAAATTGCTGAAGATGTAAAACGAGCTGCCATTGTCGCAAAATATGCCCGGCAGGAAGAAGAGCTTTGGCGCAGCGTGTCCGATGTTTTTTTGACAGACGAAGAACGCAAGCGACAAGGTATTCAAAAGACGTTCGACGAATACCGCAGGCAGGCGGAATCGCTACTTAAGGGTGGCTCTATTGGAGAAAGCGAGTATAATGCCCTCGTGGGCGAAATAGGAAGGGCCGAGACCAAATCCATGCTTCAGGATGTATTGCGAGAGTATGAGACTTTCGAACAGCAAAAAGCCCGCATTGCCGAAGAATACAACGATAAGATCGCCCGACTGGAAGAACAGAATGCAAACGGCCAGTACAACGAGAATATCGAAGAGATCAAAAGACAAAGGGATTTGGAGATCGCGCAGCTTCAGATTTCCGAGTCCGATTTCTTTCAGGTGATCTCCGGTAATCTGGAAGAGTACGGGCTGGCCACAATCCGCGATGCCATTGCCCAAGCGAAGGAATATCTCGACAATTTCATAGCCGATGCGAAAAGCAAGAACGGAGGAAAACTGACGAACGAACAGCTTCAGTTTGCCACACAGATGCGGCAAAGCATAGATAAGGCGACTCAAGCGGTTTATAACCGCTTACCCTCTGGACTATCTAAGGCTGCAAGCGGAATGAAGAAAGTAGCCGACTCGGCTAAAGAACTCGACGAATCGCTCGCAAACGTACTCGATACCGTGAGCAACATGATTCAGGGCTTCTCGGATATAGAATCGGGTATTTCCGGCTTGAAAGAAGCATCCGCTAATTTCAAGCAGATGAAGCAAAACGCCAAAGATCAGGGAAAGTCTTT